GGTCTCGATGACGCTCGAGATAGGCGGGGGAGTTGCACCCCATTAACCCTTGTGTGTGAAGGGCCTCGGCACTGGCCGACTACATCAGCTAGGCTGATGCTTGGAGGAGGGGAGAGTGGAGAGTCACGATTCCAGTGATCGTGAGGTGGCAGGTGGGGACGGTGGGGGGAGAAGCGCCGACGGTGGAATTCACTATCAGCTTTGGGGTGTCAGTGAAGGTGACGGAGTCTTTGATGGTGGGGTTAACCTGGGTGAGGTTGCAGGGGAAGTCGATGGGTTGGGTGGAGTTGATGGCGCCGCCGATGCAGAACATCTGGCCGCCGTAGACGGAGAGGACCTGGGCGGGAGTGGCGGAAGAATTGGCAGGCACCCAAGCGATGGAAACGTCGCAAGGGTAAGCGGGGGCGCGGGCAGTAGGGTGGATGGTGGCCTTGAGGGAGTGGAGGATGGCGTGACGGTAGAGGGAGGTGTAGCTCGCCACGGTGGCATTGGATGCGATGGAGATGGCATCGGAGTAGGGTTTGGTTCCAAGTGCGGCGACTTGGATCTGGAAGGGATAGGAGATGGTTGGCGGAGTGACGCCGGGTTCGAGGGGGAGAGTGGAGGACTTGGTGTTGAGCGCGAGCTGAGGAGCGACAATGCGGTCGGAAGTCATGATTGAAGGAGTGAAGCAATTCAGCCTCAAGTTGGAGATTTTGGGGTCTTGGTGGAGGATTGGGACTGGGAGAAGTCAAGAATTTTGCGGGTGAGGCGGGTGGGGAGGGCTGAGGTGGCGGTTTTGGATAGCCATCGGGCGGATGAGGTGACGCGTTCTAGGAGGTGGATGGGCAGGGGGTCAGAAGAGAGGAGCATTTTCTCATGGGGGGGGCAGAAGCGGGAGAAGAAGTCGAAGCAGGCTGATTGGAAAGGGTGGAGATGGTCGGGGAGGAGGGACCACAGTGCGTCGCCGAGCAAATGGCCGATGGAGAACTCGGTGAGGTAGCTAAGACGGCGTTCGGGAAGGGCGTCGTCGTCGAAGGCAATCATGAGCTTGGCGAAAAGGGCGAGGGGGTTGCGTATGGCGCCGGCGGGGCCGACGTAGTAGCCACAGAAGAGGGGTTGGGAGGTGGTCTCGGTTTTGAAGCGGAGGTGGAGGAGGCGGTGAATGGATGGCCATTCAGGTCGCTCGGTGGGGAGACCGGCGATGAGCGAATCGTCGCCGGAGACCATCACGTGGGTGGAGGAGAGGTCGTACTGGGAGAAAAGCACGGCGAGATTGTAGTCAGTGTTGTCGTCGTATGTGCCTGGCTCGCCAGTGAGTCGCATGCAGGTGAGGGGGCCGAATTGGGTGGACACGTGAGTTTTGAGGTGGAGGTGGAGCTGGATGAGGTGGGAGGGGATGGAGAGACGCTTCATCTTGAGCACTTCCAGCACAACGGACTCGCCATGCTGGGACTGGTCAAAAGAAGTGTAGTCGTTGGCAAGCTTGGGGCCAGGGGGAAGAAAGGAGTGGCTCCAGGAGGAGAGCTGGGATGGGGTCTTGCCGAGGTGGGAGTAGATGTGGGGGGGGCGGTCTTGGGAGTCGAAGAAACGTTGGTATTTCTTGACTGGTCCAAGAGTAAGGATGACGAAGTCGTGCATGAGGGCGAGGGTTTGGCAAGCTTTCCAGTTGCCAAAGATGGAGCCGTCGTTGACCTTGTGTTGGGCCTTGGCGAAGATGCGAACGGCGGTGTGGCGCCAGTCAGGGTCGGAGCGGCCGGCGTTGGCGACGAGGGTGGCCTTGGTCTTGCTGGAGAGCTGCGCGTAGTCGTTGATGTTGATGCAGTCAGCGAATAGGCTCTCGTTGAAGGGTATTGTGAGGTGGGGGGGGCGATTGTAGGCTCTGCAAAGAGACTGGTAAAGAATGTGGCCGAGGATGACGTCGTTGGAAGTGATTTGGTGGGGGGATTCAGATGGGCGGAAGCGGAGGCGTTTCTTGATGGAGGCGGGGAGGAGGGTGGGGTCTTTGGCAGGGGAGTGTTTGGCAGCGAGGAGAGAGGAGGGCTGGCAGGAGAGGGAGAATGGGCGGTCGAACCAAGGGAACTGGTTGGATGATTGGTCCTGCCAGAGGATCTCTTTGAGATCGGGGTCGTGAGCGGGGAGGAAGTGGGCGGCGAGATTCTCGAAGGTTTCGCCGGGGTAGACGGGGGTGATGGGGGTGGAGAAGTCGGAGGGTGGGGGGGTGGGATCGGAGGAGGAAGGGAGAGTGGACAGGAGGTCGCTCTGGAGAGGGAGGCGGGTGGGTGGAAGGAAATGGACGTCCAGACGTTCTTCTGGGCCGAAGCCGGGGAGGATGGGATTCTGGACGAGGAAATCGCGGCGGTAGTCGCAGGGGATGTGAGGGGGGAGGTGGGAGTGGCGGGAGAGAAGGGGAGTGGTGATGGGGTTGTGGGAACCAGTGAGCCGGTTGGAGCGTCGCTGGAGAGGGCTGGTGATGAGGTTAAGGTGGGGGAAGATATTTGGGAAGGCGGTGTGGAGGTTGATAGGCTGCTGGTAGATGGCGCGGGAGAAGATGTCGCAGGAATTGTTGGTCCCGGAGAGGGCGTCTGAAGCGCCGAGGAAGTCAACGCCGGCGGTGGAGCGGGTGAGGGCTACGATGGCGTTGCTGGGAGAGAGGCGACGGGAGTGTTTGTCGAGGAGCACGGTGACGTGCTTGCGGAAGGTGAGGCCTTGGCTGGCACTGATGGTGCAAGTTGGAAAGCCCAATTGTGACACAGCGTTGGCAGTGGCGATGCTGTTCACCAGGTTCTGCTGGCCGAGGTTGTAGTGCTCGGTGAAGCGAACGTGGTGTCGGTAGGTGAGGGAAGACTTGTTGAACGAGGGGAGCCCGAAGAGATCGCAGATGGGAGAGGGGACTCTGTGGGACCAGAAGCAGTAGAAGTCGATGAAACGGAGCAGGTGGGAGGACTCCGGAGAAAGGGTGTGGTTGGAGGAATGGGGGGAGGTGGAGTGGTACTCGCCTTGGAGGGGGTCACCAAGGAGGATGACAAATTGGAGGAGGGGGTCAGCTTGGATGGCGAGGTCAACGTAACCTCGGGGGAGCTTGTAGACCTCGTCGATGACGAGGACGGGAGACTGCTTGAGAAGGGAGGATTCCCAGGTGCAGAACTTCCAGCTGAGGTGGGAGGGGAGGGAGAGATCTCGCTTCCATTCGTTGCGCAACTCAGTGGTTGGGCAGCAGACGCGGAAGGAGGAAAAGGGGCGAGTTCGGAGGAGGTGTTGAACGGGGAGGGTTTTGCCACAACCGGCGAAGCCGGCGATGTGGATGAGCTCCACAGTTTTTGGAACTGCGGGGTCGATGAGGCGGTCAAGAGCCAGGATTTTGTCCCTGGGGGATTGACCGGGGGAGTGTTTGACGTTGGGGTCGATGGTAGAGAGAATGCCGTCAAAGCCATTTTTCATATTGGAAATGAGGTTTTTGGCTCGGGCTAGGTCGGTGGTGTAGGAATGGACGGTGCTGAAGGGAAGGTGGTGGCCTCGGAACTGGAAGCGAAGGGCGGCTTCGGCGAGGGGGGAGGTGGTGGGTCGAGAGGCGCCGGAGAGGCGGGGGAGCTCGGAGTAATGGGCGGGAGGGCCGTTGGTGTGTTTGATGAAGACGGTCTGGGAAGAGCGCTTGAGACCGTAATGGAGGAGGCCGAGGTCGGAGGAGATCGTGCACTGGAACTTGAAGGTGTAGCACAGGGCCACGAGGAGGTCAGTGGACATGCCCGGTTGATCGATTTCGGCATTGCTGAGGAGGGAGTCGGGGAGAATTTCTTGAAGAGCGCTCCAAAGGCGTTCTTCACTAAGATTGAGGGAAGGGGAGAGGGCGGTGAGAAGGCAGTTGTTGGAGGGCATTGGGAGGGGGGTTGGGGGGAGGAGACGGAGTCGGGTCTGGAAGGAAGCGGAGCTGGCGTGGTACTCTTCGGGGAAGAGGGTGGAGAAGGCCAGAACGGGACCGCAGCAGGTGACGTCTGCGATGAGGGGGGGGAGGAGCTCCTGTGGGAGAGGCACCACAGGAACGAGAGGTGAGTCGGGAGAAGTGACAGGGGGGGAAGCCTGATAGTTGAGCTCCCCGGAAGGATGGTAAAGGTTGGAGCGGGGTAGGTCAGATTGATCGGGGGTCTCAGGGTCTGGGTGGGGAGGGGAGGGAGTCGATGTAGAAGGGAAGGACCCGTTGGAAGATTCGGATTTCGGAGCAGGTGAGTTGTTTGGACCGAAGGTGGGCGGGGAGTTTGGAGTACTGGTGTTGGAAGGGGAGGTCGCTGGGGAGGAGTCGGCGATGGCCTGGTTTGAGGGGAGTGGAGAAGGGGGAGAGTTCTGGGGAGGAGCAGGAGGGAGAGCTGGGAAGGATGGGGGAGGGGGAGGGGGAGCGGGAAGCATGGATTGCGGCGGTGGGGGTGGGTTTGGAAGAGGTTCGAACGGCAGGAACGGAGTCGGGACTTGAAGGACCAGAGGACTGCGTCCCCACTGAAGGTGAAAGAGGGGGGGGTGTAAATGGGAGTGGTAGAGTTCGTCTCGGAGTTGGGGGCTGGGAGGTTGTAGAATCTTGGAGGCAAGAATGAACAATTCCGGCACCAAGGAGGCGAGGAGGGCTAGGGGGACGGGGGTGTTGAGGGGAAGGCGGCAGGGAGTGAAAGTCACTCGAGGAAGAACAGGGAGAGGTGGACTCTTCTTCGCTGGAGAGGAAGAAAAGAGGGCGGGGAATGAACGAAAGAGGAGTTGGCGAAAAGCGGGCACGAGGGGGTGATTGTCGGCCAGGAAAGGTTGGAGGAGGGGGCCGAGGAAGGAGAGGAGAGGGGGAAGCGGGAAGGGAGAGGGGGGAGGAGGAGGGGGGACTGCTGGGGGGGGAGAAAGGTAAATTTGCCGCCGGAAGGCGGAAATGGACTTTACCTTTGCGAGAGGCAAAGACCACTGAAGGAAGCGCGGCAGGAGGATTAGGAAGGAGAGGGTAGGAGCGGCGACGGCGGTTATTCGGCGCCAGTGCTGTTGGAGGTAAAGCTTGAGATTGGAGAGGGGGGTTTGGAAAAAGTGGAACACCGTGTTTGGACGGTGGTGGCAGTTGAGGAGAGCGAAGGTGTGAAGGTTGTCCCAAGCGCTTGGGGTGACCCAAGAATGCTCGGGTTTGTTGGAGTGGGTCCGGACGAATCCGGCGGGGTCGGACACTCGGAGAGTCCGAACGGCCCGGGTATAGGTGAAGAGGGCGTTGTAAACCGACTCGGGGACGAGTCGGTCGCGAAGGGGCTGGTTGAGGTAAGTAGGGTTTGGAAGCTGGAGCATCCTGGGGATGCGGAAGGAGGCCACGTCCTTTTGATCGGACGTGACGGAGTTGAAGTGGTTGGGATGGGTGGGAGGGGGGGGGTGAGAGGGGTTTTTGGGGGGGGTGAAGCGGGTGATTAGGAGGCTGTGGAGAGGGCCCCAGGAGTCCAGGATGGAAATGGTGAGGTGGACTTCGGGGTGAGAGATGGAGGAAGTCTTCAGCCAGCTGAGGGACTGAAGGGGCTGATTGTACGCGCCGGCGGAGTGGCCTTCCGGGACGTAGTGAAGGGTCTGGGAGTGAATTTGATAGTTGTAAATGTCGGGGTAGAGAGAGAGATCGGTGAAGGAGCTTTCTGGTGGGACGACCAGAGAGGCGTAGAGGTGAACCAGTTGGGGGGACTGGAGAAAGAGGTGCACTATCTGGGAGGGATGATAGTACATGAGGGCGTCGTGCATGAAAACGACGGGGGTGTTTGGGAGAGTCGTGGAGGAAGAAGGAAAACGAGTGAAGTCCTTCGGGGTGATGTGGTAATTGTGGAGGTGTTGGAAGTTGGGGTTCAACCTTTGAAGCTTGTGAAACTTCTGGGGTTTCATGAAGAGAACTGAGGCGGGCTGGACGGCGAGGTGTGTCCAGTGGTTGAAGAGAAGGTGGGTTTCGAGGATCTTGTGGGTGGGGTGGGGGTGTTGGGAGGAGCCCAGGTTTGAGACTGGGATGCCGGAGGAGAGGAGGAAGGAGAGGTTCGCCTTGGGGACGGCCCAAGGATAGTTCGTGAGAGAGTGTCTTATGGAGTCGGTGACCGACTCTAACACTGGATGAAGGGAGGGATCCCTGTGACTTGTGTTGGATAGGGCGTCCAGGGCTAGTTGGAAAGCCATTGGACATAACAACTGGCTTCGCAGGCAGTGTGTTAGAAGGGAAAGTTTGAAGGCAGTAGGCGTCCGAAGAGAACTACTGGGTGAAGATTAC